CAATATACCCATTTACCGCTGACCTTAGCGCTTCTGCAAATCCCAAGTGGATTCAGTTCAGGGAGGTAGAAACTCCAGATGACCTCGACCACAACATCAATACCCCATACATCATTGACCTTACAGGGGGCATTGTTCCTTCCGATTTTTCCCCTCAGCTAAAACAGGCGACACTGTTGCTGATCTCTCATTTTGATGTGAACCGAGAGGCAGTGGTTACCGGGTCTGTCTCTCGCGAGCTTCAAAAAGGCGTTGACTCTTTAATTACATCAGCATGGCGACCGTAGTTAAAAATGGAGAGCTCAAAGAGAAAGTAACCTTTTATCGTGTCGCGATAGTTGTTAATACAGCTACTGGAGAAAAGGAAAGCAGTTCTAGCATTCTCGCTGGAAGCAGGGCGGCCAAGATCAGGTATATAGGAACCCCTTCAGCAGGAGCCTCCGAAGATTTTAATGACGACCAAGTAACGGGTAAAGCGAAGATTGAGATTGAATGTCGTCATTTTACTGGTTTGAGATTTGAGGACTTTGTGGTTTGGCAGGGAATGACTTTTCAAGTCTATTCTATACAGAAGTTCGAAAGAGACAGGTTCTATCGTGTTCGAGCAGAGATGAGAGACGATCAAGGGCAATACGTTTTTTGACATGGCTGTAACGATAAGGGTTTCCGGATTAAGGCAAGCGCAAATCAAGCTCAAGAAAATCAAGAATGTTTCTGAGCAAGCAAAGGCTATGGATGCAGTTTTGAGCCACGCTCTCAAGCCTGTTGTCACGGACGCAAACCGACAAGTACACAGAGTGCTGGAAAAGCGTACAGGACAACTCAAAAACCCTTATGGACAGAGAAAGATAAAGGGGAGGGTTCGGCGTGTGTACGGTAGGAAGGTTGCTCCGTTAAGAGGGAAATATCCTTTTATCATCACGTTTTTTGGTCGGCCAGCTCGACACATTAGATCTTCAAAAAGGCTCGGAATGAGTGAGGTTTTTTTAAGCAACCTGCCTAGAGTAGAGACTAGACTGAGAGACAGGCTTACAAAGCTGGTCGCGAAGTACAACTAATGAACAGAAAGAAATCTAGTACCAAATCGGATAGTAAAAACAGTAAACAGTTAAACTCAAATAGAAAAAACAGTAGACCCAGTAGTAAAAGAACATCACTGAATAGACTGCGTGACGAACTTGATTATTGGTTCAGCAAATACATAAGAGCTAAGGCGTCAGATCGAAATGGCAGAGTTCGATGCTTCACTTGTAAAAGGTATTTCCACATAGGCGACATTCAGGCTGGACATTTTGTTAGCAGAAAGCACATGTCTTTGAGATGGTCAGAAGTCAATACTAGATGTCAATGCCACATATGCAACAACGTCAATGAAGGGATGCAATGGCAGTTTGGCAAAAATCTAGACGAAGAAGTTCCTGGCACCGCTGAAGCTTTGATGAGAGAAAAAAACAAGCCGTACAAATTAGAAAAGCCCTTTTTGATAAGAGCAATTGAACACTACAGAGAACAGGTCGAAAACATATCTATTGAAAAAAAAATTGACTGGAGAAAAAGTTCAGTAATAAAAAAACAACGCAAACAAAATCAAGAAAAATTAAACGACAATGCCAACAATTTCATCTAACAGTCTAGGTGTATATTTTCTGTCTGGCGGGACCACATCTGCATTGGAAGTGGTGGAATCCGCCAGCGCACCTACAGGTAACAACACGGCGCTTGCCGACGACCAGATTTACATCGGAGTAAGTTCAGCCGACGGAAGCTTTTTCGGTATTTACGACAACGGAACCACCGGATCTGGTTTTGCAGACATTACCGACGACAATACTGCATTCCCGTTGCTGGCCGCTGCTACTAGCACAACACTTGAAACTTCAAACTCTATCACGGAAATAGCTGCTCGTGATGGCGCAGGAGCGTCAACCAATTACGTTGCGGCTGGCGCCTTGGCGTGGAGCATGTCTATCGATGGCTTGCTGGATCTTTCAACCGCTGGAGCCGGAAGTTCTGTCAATATTATGGACGCTGCTCGAGATCAATACTACGTTCTCGTGAAGTTTGACACTGGAACCGACACTGAGTATTTGGGCCAGGCAGTTATCGACAGCATCTCTATCACAGGGGGTGTAGACGACATCGCCACATACTCCGCTTCCTTCACTGGTTTCGGAAAGTTGTATAAGGACTAAAGACTAATCCTATAGGGGGCAGTAAAGGGCTGTCCCCTATACTTTTTTTTTATATATGACAAATTACATTAAGGGAGAGTTTGACTTGAAAATCAAAGGAAAAGACTATCCCTGCAAGTTGAGCATGAATGCTCTTTACATGATGTCAAACGCTGAATCCATAAAGATGGAGAGGCTCGACGAAATGTTAAAAGACAGTCCGATCGAAGCGATTGTAAACCTGTGCTATTATGGCCTCAAAAACGCAGCCCTGAAGTCAGGCAAAAAGTTCAATGTTCCTAAAGACGTCGTTGCCGCTGAGGTGCTCGACGAGAACGATCTGGACTACGTTACAAAAGCTGTTACATCTTGTTTAGCCCCTGAGCACGAGGGAAAGTAAGTGAGGGCGAGCCAGCAAACATCTCCTGGGAGGGGTTGATAGAGAAATCTATCGTTGCTGGCATTGAGCCTAAAGACTTGTGGGATCTCTCTTTACGAGAGCTTATCCTGGCGCTCAGGTCTAGGCGACAGCGCGAATCGGAGCGCTGGAACCACACGGCTACGCTCTTGGCTTTGCAAGCCAACATCAATGCGCCTAAAGGCAAGAGGTTTCAGCCTAAAGATTTTCACCCTTTTTCGGATGAGATTAGCGAATCTTCTTCTGTAAAAAAGGACGCTGAATGGCTTTACGAAAAATATAAAAAATTCAATGGCTGATAATTCTATCGTATTTAACCTAAAGCTGGACAACGAGCAATTTGCAGCCCAGCTTGGGGCAGCACAAAAGCGGTTGTTGGTTTTTGGTCAAAAGATGAGGTCTCTAGGTAGGGATCTCTCTTTTGCTTTAACAGTACCCCTTGTCGCTACCGGAAAGGCGGCTGCTGACACCGCTTCTGAATTCTCATTGATTCAGGCTAGAATCAAAGGTATTGGCTCTGGTTCTGGAGCAAACCTTGACGCTCTCACAAAACAAGCGTTAGAGCTGGGTAAAACCACCCGTTTTACCGCCACCGAGGTAGCAGAGCTTCAGTTGGAGCTTATCAAGCTGGGTAAAGGCGCCATCACTCAGCAGGTTACTGAGCCCATATTGCAGTTAGCAAATGCGTTCGATTTGGACCTGGGCGAAAGCGCTAAGAGTGTTGGTAGGATAATCAATGTTTTCAGCAACGATCTGAGCACTCTTGGTGATGCGTCTGAGCAAGCCAATTTCGTTGTAAACGCCCTTGCAAATACCGCAGCCAAAACAAGTGCTAACGTAGAAGGGTTAACAACGTCATTTGGTTATGTGGCTGCTGACGCTGCTGCACTCAACTTGTCTTTCTCAGATACCGTGGCCCTTTTGGGCTTGCTGTCCGACAGAGGCTTTGACGCCAGTCGAGGCGGTACGTCTTTGCGTAGGGTTTTCGCACAGCTCGCAAAAGACGGGAAGGCCGGAGACGAGGTTATCTCCGCCCTTTTCGACAATACAGGCAGCTACTTTGAGCTTTTAGAGCAGTTTGGCTTGAGGGGTGCTGGACCTGCGGCGGGTTTGCAAGGTGTTACTGAACAGTTTCAAAAGCTGCAAGAGGTTTTAGGCGACAACACTGTTTTGCAGGAGACTTCTGATTTGATGGACAAGTCTCTTTTTGGAGCGTTGAAAAGAGTTTCGTCGGCGGCCAATGCGGTTTCTATTGCTTTTTTCGAAAGCAACCCAATTATTATAGGGTTTCTTGATGCTGTGGCTGGCCTTTTGCGAGCTATCTCGGAGCTAAATCCTATCATACAGAACATGGTTATCGCTATAGGTGCTCTCGCGGCTGCTGTGGGTCCAGTTTTGTTTTTGATATCTCAAGCGGCTCTTGCTGCTGAGGCCATGGGTTTGAGCGCGGCTTTTGCTGCTGGAGGTATAGGCGCCCTGTTAGGGCCAGTT